ATGTACGCCCAATCTGGCGCAACTCCCACCCCGTTGACCGTTGCCCAACTTTCGCTTGTGGCAAGCGTGTCTCCGATTGCCGTGTCTGGCAATCAACTTAACATCGAAGCGGTCCCTGCGTTTGGCATGGATGACGCAATGGCCAACTTCTCGGTAGCCGGTTCGCGTCAGTCTGACAAGATTCCGACTCAATCGGCACCCACCAGCATGACCATCACGGCTGCTTGGAATCCAAGCGATGCCAACATCACGCAAATGCGTACCGATGCCTACAACGGCACCGTGGACCGCACGTTTGTGATTGCTGCTACCGAGGGTAGCAACATCGTTTACTACGCATTCAATGGCCGCGTATCGAACTTCCAGATCGATGCCCAGCCGAATGCTGAAGCTAAGGCGATCTTTACCGTTCATCCCCGTGGCAACCAGTACGGCTGGTCCAACAACGCATAAGGAGCTAACGTGGCACTTCCAAACAAAGTTCTTCCCGGCTTTAGTGCATCGCTTTGGATGCAATCTGCCGCAACTCCCACGCCCCTTAGCACGGCCAACCTTTCGGTGTGGACTGCTCAGGTCGCAACGATTGTCGGCACTGCTGCTGGCGGCACTGGTGCTGCTGGCATTCAGTTGCCGGTTGAGGCTGTTCCTGCTTTCGGCATGGACGATGCAATGGCGAACTTCTCTGTCGCTGGCTCGCGTCAGTCGGACAAGATTCCCACGCAGTCTGCCCCGACTAGCATGACGATCACTGCTGCATGGAATCCTTCGGATACCGCGTTGCTGCAAATTCGTTCTGATGCTTACAACGGCACGGTTGACCGCACCTTTGCAGTTGCTGCTTACGACGGCACCAACACGGTTGCGTATGCGTTTAATGGCCGCGTCAGCAATTTCCAAATTGATGCCCAGCCTAACGCTGAAGCCAAGTGCATCTTTACGGTGCATCCTCGCGGCAACCAATACGGTTGGAGCAACAGCTAATGACACTCAAAGCAATCATCGATGAGATTGCTAATGCACGGGCAGACATCAAAGCTCTCGCCCGTGCCCAAATGGTTGACCCTGCGGAAGTCGCTGCGGCACTTGCAAAGGCAAAACCGGGCACGGTTGAGCATGTGGTGTTGTCTGTCCTAGCAGAAGCACACCCGGCGAAAGCAGCGCCGCCACCAACAGAAGAATAAGACAAGTGACGACAATAAAAAATACGAACGATCTGCTGACATTCCTAGAAGGTCAAGCAGCTCAAAGACAAGATTGGTTTGGGCACAAGCAGCAGCGCATGACGGCCATCACATTGGCCCATGAGATTGCTGCTCGCCACGCCGATAAAATGAGTCCCGAGGATGTAGTTGATTACGCGATGGAGCTTAATCAACGCATCTTCGACAAGATCATTGACCCAACAAGACAAGGAAAGAAATGAAACTCTCTGCTGCATTCGGCGACATCTCCGCGCTCCGCACCAAATCGTTTGAGCTTGGTGGACACAAGTTCAAAGTGCGTATCCCTCTGTCTAAAGAGTTAGAGGCGATCACTGAGCGTACCAATCAAGTTGACCCGGCAAAGTACGAAGATCGCTTTGCGCGCCTGACCAAAGGCATGGAAGTGGTCGATGGTGATGTCATGGTTGATGGCCGGTCCACTAAAGAGTTGGTGGAAACCGCGATCCGGTTTGAGAACCGCACTGTCGAGTTCTTCAAGCTGCTGGTGGCCGACAGTGGCGACCTGAATGATTTGACCTACGAAGACATCGAATCTGAAATGCCGCTGACGGTTCAGATTGAGATGATCAATGCCATCGGTGATGCGATTCAACCTTCGTTTGGAGAAAGCCGAAAAAACTCTTAAGGGACACCCGTGCCCAAGTTCGGGCATACGTTTGGGCGCATGGTGGGTGTCCCGACAACATACCAGCCACAGATATGCAGAACATCGAAATCATGTTTCACGATGGAATGCTCGGGCCGAAGGCTACTCTGCTGGCGTTGAGTTCGCTCACGACCGGCAACCTCAACTCCAAACTCAAGCAGGGAACAAAGCCGTTCCGCATTGAGGATGTTCTTCCGTCAACGTATGACTACATTCATCCACCGTTGACATCGGAAGAGCAGAAACGTCTTGTCAGTCAACAACTGCTTGCATTCATGTCGCAAGCTCCGGGTGCAGATAAGGCGTTAAATGGCATACGTTCCAAGTAACAGCACGGTCAAGCTGGAGGGGTTTGCTGAGTTAGAGCAGCAACTCCTTGAGCTTGCCAAAGGCTACCGTGCCGACAATATTGCTCGCAACACGCTTGTGAAAGCGGCAGAGCGTGCAATGGTGCCTGTTCTTCTCGACGCAACGTCCAGAGCGCCGTTTGATGAGAACAACACAGACGGCATCCACATGAAATACACCATCCGACTGGATGCGCGCATCCCGAACGGTCGCGATCTGATGTCGGAGTATGTGAAAGAGACTGATGCGGCCATCGCGGTGGTTTCAGTCAAAAAATCAGCAGTGTCATTGGCTCAAGAATTTGGCACCAGAAAGCTTGCTCCGCAGCCCTTTATGCGGCCAGCGATAGAGGGTGCTATGGATAGAGTGTTGGGCATTCTGAAGACTGAACTTGCTCAGGCTATTCCGGCTTACGCGCAGAAGATCAGTCGCATGAGGAAGAAATAATGGCTTCAAACAATATCGCTCGACTTGGTGTTGTCCTTGGTTTGGACATGGCCGAATTTAGTGCCAATGTTGATGCCGCAATCGCCAAGCAACGTCATCTAAAAGATGAGATCAAGCGACATAGCAATGCTGCGGTGCGTGAGCTTAATGAGCTTACAAACGCCACCAAGGACTATGGCCGCGAAGTCACTAAGGTAGAGCAGATTCAACGTCAGATTGACGCAGGCCGATTTGCCAGCGCAACTGATGATATGAAAGCGCGTCTGCTGGCGCAGGCCGCAGCGTATGACGCAAAGGTGGCGTCGCAAAAGAAATCGTTTGATGCCACCAAGCTCACGATAGAACAGCAACAGCAGCTTGCGTTCCAAACGACCGACTTGGTAACGCAGATTGCTTCCGGTCAAAACGCTCTGATTGCGATGATTCAGCAGGGCGGTCAGCTTAAAGACACGATGGGCGGCTTCAGCAACATGTTTAAGGTGTTGGCCGCACAGATCACACCTTTCCGCGTGGCTGTCGGCGGCACTGTTGCTGCTCTTGGCGCGTTAGCGGTTGCTTTCTATCAAGGCTATCAAGAATCAACCCGCCTGCGTGATGATCTCATTTTGACTGGCCGTTATGCAGGCATCACGCAAGACCAGTTCCTGCGACTCGCTTCTACCGTCAGTGACAAGCTCGGCACCTCTATTGGTAACGCCAAAGATGTTTTCAGCCAGCTTGTCGCATCTGGCAAGTTCACTCAGACCAGCCTAGATTCGGTTGGCGAAGCAATCCTGCGCGTTGCACAACTTAGCGGTAAGACTGCCGAAGAAGTCGCGCAAGACCTTATTCCGTCATTCAATGGCTCTGCGTCAGCGGCCAAGTCGCTGAATGACAAGATGCATTTCTTGACGTTGGAGCAGTACAAACAGATTGCTGCGTTGGAAAAGTTGGGCAAGACGCAAGAAGCCGCCAAGCTGACCGCAGATGCGCTGAATCAAAAGCTATCTGAGCAAGAGCGGCCATTGGGCATTCTTGAAAAGTCATGGAATGCCTTAAAAGCAGCCGCCAGTGGCGCATGGGATGCCATGCTGGGCATTGGTCGCCAGATGGACCTTGAGGCTCGCTTGCAAAAACAGATTGACGATGCTACTGCAATTCTTGAGTCATCTGGCCCAAGCGGTGAAAGAAGCATTGAAATTGCAATGCAGCGAGAAGACGCGCAACGCCAGCTAGATGCATTGCGTAAGAAGCGCGAAGAAGAAACTAAGAAGGCGCAAGAGGAATCGAAAAAGATTTCGATGTATGAGGGCGCTGGCGGTCTTGCAAAAGAGACTGCCTTGCGAGATGAGTTGGCTCGCAAGAGCATCGAAAACCGTTTTGCATTGGAGCGCAATGCAGCAACTGAAATCGGCAAGATTGAGCTTGAAGCGGCAGAAAAGATCGCGCTGGCTCGCTTGCAGATGGATCAAAAA